AAGGAAGCATGTAAGTATCTGTATGAAAACCGAGCCGACCTATTCACATTCACTGGTGATTTGGACGGAATATGGGCAAAAAAGCGATGGGTCAATGTAGGCGGACGGCTTAAAATGGGGGCTTATATCCACTTTTCAGATAATGAGTTTCAACGTACCCCTGTGGCTATTCGTATCGTAGGGCTTAAAGAGTATGTCAATAACCCATACAGCCCTCAAATAGAGTTATCCAACAAGGTACAAGGGCAATCTTTTTCCTCTGAAATACGCAAACTCCAAAATCAAGAGGTGTATTTTGGAGAGATGAACAAGAAAGCTATATCCGAGACTAAAAGAAGTTGGCGTAACGCCTTAGAGACGATCAAGCAGGTAGAAGAAGCATTTCCTGAATATACAAAGAGCATTATTCCTGCCACGGTGCAAACAATGATGGCTTTGGTGGGTAATAAGTCAGGACAATTTGCCTTTGTGGCCAATAAGACCAACCCTATCACCGTACCCCATACCTTGTACTTTGATAGGAACAACAAGCAAATCAATGCTGGCAGTGGTTGGATCAAGCATTACACCCTTGGCACCACTGACATCAAACCAAGCCACTCCGCAGCTGATTATAAGTATTGGTATGTTTCCTCCTTTGTATCAGGTAGGTTGGACGATAAGGCAAAAACCTATTACCTCTACATCAAGGCCAATAAGGCCATAGAGACAGCCGAGTTTGTCCTATCCGAAACCAAGATTGGCATGGAGCAAGAAGCGGGCTTTTACCACTTTCTATATGCCACAGTCAATTCTGAGTACGACGGAGAGCGAGGAATAGCCCAGTTCAATGGCTTTACCGAGATTACAGGCGGGCAATTGGTAACCAATCGTATAGCTTCAGGTAATGGACAGCAGTTTATAGCCCTATACGATGATCGCATAGAGATAAATGCGCACCTCCAAATCTCAGAAAGTAACAAGTTAGAGTTTAAACAGCTTGTTAATCCAGATTTGCTTTCATTGGAGAGTAGATTAAAGCAGTACTCTAACGAGCAGATGGGTAATATACAGGTTGGGGGACGGAATTTATTACGTAATAGCAAGCAACTAATAACAAACAATGCTTATCTTATCGCAGCATATACACTTACAGAGAGTTTACAAGAAGGAGAGCGAGTAACTATGACGATTAAGGGGCGGTTAGGAGCTGGAAAAACATACTTTTCAATCTATAACAGCAACGGTTATGTTCTTTTGGGAAATTTAGAATATAAAGGTAATAGTATCTATCAATCTACATTCAACTGGACTTTGACTGGTTTGGGACATACTGCTGATAACACATTAATTCAAATATACGCAACTCCTTATTCTATAGTTACAAATAGTACTATAGAATGGGTTAAACTTGAGAAAGGAAACGCATCAACGGACTGGTCTCCTGCCCCTGAAGATTTAGAGAACAAGATAGACACCGAAAAACAGACTCGTGAACAAGCTGTCGCTAATGCTAAAAACGCTACTGAGGCATACGCACGAGCACAAGCGGACTTGCTTAAGCTGCAAGCTATAGCAGAGGCCAATCGTAATGCCGGATTGGCTATCACAGCAGAACAACAAGCACGCATTCAACAAGCAGAACACAATTTACAAATTGCTAAAACACATGCTGAGCAAAAGGTAAATGAATTGAATGTTGGGGGCAAGAATTTGTTACGTAACAGCCGACAACTAATAACAAATAATGCTTATCTTATGGCTCGGTATGGTATCACTGAGAGTATAAAAGAGGGTGAGCAAGTAACATTAACACTTAAAGGGCAATTAGGAGCTGGAAAAACAACTTTTTCTGCCTTTAATAGCAATGGATACGTTCTTTTATCAACATTGGAGAGTAAAGGTAATGGTCTCTATCAAGCTACATTTAATTGGACATTGACGGGTTATGGGCGTACAGCTGATAACACAACAATAGATATATATACTCCTAATCATACTGTTGTTGTAGATAGTACTATAGAATGGATAAAACTTGAACGAGGCAACAAACCCACCGATTGGTCACCAGCTCCTGAAGATGTGGAAAACCAAATTGCTAATATCAACTCCGATTTAGAGACTATCCGAAGAAACGCCGCAAGAATAGAAGACTTAGAAAATAAAAACAAGGCTAAAACTGATGAGCGTATCGGCAAACTTGACCAAAAGACTGCTTTCCTTAACGATACACAGATAGCAGGCAACGTGGTAGCCACTGGTACGATGATTGCAGGTAACACTACAGGAACGCAAGCGGGTATCACTGGGGTAGGAAATGCTACTAACGAAGTACGCTTTTGGGCAGGTAGTGAGTTTGGAGGTAGGTATGCTGCCCCTTTTAGGGTGTTACAAGACGGAACCGTATATGCTACTAAGGCGAATATATCAGGACAAATCAATGCTACAAGTGGACAAATTGGGCAATTTTATATTAATACTGAAGAAAATGAAAAAAGAGGTAGAATATATTCTGGGAGTAGAAATACTTCAGAGATAACAATTGGAAATACAGGTGTTGAGATTGAAAGTGATTCGCCTCTAAGTAAATTATCTGCTTCTTTTGGTCATTTCAACTCAATGGTTTTGTGGAATACTTATGCTGCTCAAAAGATTGACTATACGGGGAGCAGTTCTAATATGATAGGTTCATATATTAAAATGAGACCTCAAAACAATAATTTAGGGGAATCTTTTGCGCAATTTATAGACGGAAATATATTTAGTATTGGTAAAAAATCCGTATTTGAAGACGGATATATTGGAACAGCCTATACAAATACGATTGTTGATAATATAAAATACACTCATACCTATATTTTTACAGGGGTTGGAAGTGGATATATGTATGTAAATTTACCTAATTCTGATAGGATAAAACAAATAGTCGGAAATAATAGCATAGCATTTGAACTTACTATAGTAATGACTCATTCTGTAGGGGAAAGCAAGATTGTTGTGCAAGGAGTTCCTGGCGGACATATATTAGACAATGATGGAGGACGGGCAGAAGGAGGAAATGGGTATATAGAAATGGCAAGAGGAGATGTTATGAAACTCTGTTTTTATGGGGCAGATTATTATATTTCCTCGCTAAGAAGATAATTTTTAATACTTATAAATAATGCAAATCATTCAACAAACAACGCGTATCACCGCACAAGAGGAAGTACAAGGCGCTATCGTGGTGTACTCCTACGAATTTGAGAAAGACCAAACACCTCGTGCTGTGGCTTTCTCTGTACAGAAAAACATTCAAAACCCAATGGGCTACGCTTCCTATTTGTCAGGAACGGTAACTGAGCACGATTTCAATATGCAAAACACCAATTTCCAACCCTCGGATATTGACTTGATTAAGCATATACACGAGACTTGCTCGGCTCTTATCAAAGGAGAAAGCACTGAAAAACCAAAAGCCAATGATACGAAAAAATAGGTTTCTCGTGCCAAAAGGGTATAGGGCAATTACCCTATATTCTTTCATTTTCGTTCGCAACGATAGTGATAAGTACGATAAAGAGCTTATCAATCACGAACGTATCCACTTGCGACAACAAAAGGAACTACTGGTACTCTTTTTCTATATCTGGTATTTCCTTGATTTTCTTTTCAAGTATTTACGCTATCGCAATTGGGATAAGGCTTACCGCAATATCATCTTTGAAAGGGAAGCCTATGCCAACCAAAGCAACCTTGACTACCTCAAGGTAAGGGGTATGTGGTGGTTTTGGGGACAATAACCAACGACTAATGACTAACAACTAACCGCTAATTAGCAATGACACTACAAGAACTAAACGCCCTCCCTGAAAGCGAGCGTATCACCCAACTCAAGAAATACCCAGCTAAGCGCCCCGATACACAATCGCTTATCAAGGATTGGGATTATACCCAGCACGATATTTTTGATGAGGAATTACGCCCCAAGCGAAGGGTGCTTGTCAAAGAACAAGAAGAAAACAAAGATGGCACTATCAAGTCTCCTGCTCAATTCAGGTGGGAGGATGTCAATCGTATGGCTTTACCCTTAGAGCAGGACATCGTCAATATACATACCGCATTCACAGTAGGCACACCCCCTAAAATCACAGCCAACACTACCGAAGCTGCCGAACAGGAGCTTATGGAGTTGCTCGACGGCATTCATCAAAAGAACAAACTCCCTTATGACAACAAGCGCTTGGTGCGTTCGTGGTTTGCAGAGTGTGAGGTTGCTGAGTATTGGTATGTAAAACCTGCCAAGGAGGACGATCCTAACCCTACCTATAGGCTTAAGTCTATGATTTGGTCGCCTTTCCGTGGGGATACACTCTATCCTTACTATGATGAGTATGGTGATTTGATTGCTTTCTCTCGTGAGTACAACAAAACTGATAGCAAAGGCATACAATCTACTCGTCTTATGGTGGTGGACAACCAAAATGTAACTATCTATAGCAATGGCACCCAAATAGAGCAGTACCCACATGGATTTTCCAAGATCCCTGTTATCTATATGAAGCGAGAACGCCCATTGTGTGATAAGATACGTACCCTCCGCAATCGATTGGAAGTGCTGCTATCCAACTTTGCCGATTGCCTTGATTATAATTTCTATCCGAAAATGGTTGCTTCGGGTGAAGTTGTAGGCGTACGCAATAAGGGAATGACAAGTGAAATAATCCAACTTGAAAACGATGCTCAAGTATCCTACCTCACTTGGCAGCAGTCCCCTGACATGGCTAAATTAGAGTTTGATAACCTCACTTCTCGCTGTTATGCCCTTACTAACACCCCGCAAATCACCTTTGAAGCCTTGCAGGGTCTCGGAAACACCTTGAGTGGGAAGGCTTTCAAGTTTATGTTTATGGGTACACACATGGCAGTAAGCAACCATGCCGAAACCATAGAAGAGTTTTTACAGCGCCGTATTAATTTCCTTCTATCGGCTATTGGCAGTCTTATCCCTAAATATGCTCCAGTGGCTAAACGGCTACAAGTCAATATAGAGATTGTCCCTTATATGATAGACAGCCTTACCGAACGTATAGCCGATGCTGTTAGTGCCGTACAAGGAGGAGTGGCCTCGCTCAAGGAGGGAATAATATTGGCAGGTATTACCGACAAGGTAGATGAAGAACTCGCTCAAATAGAGAAAGAAAAAGGAAAAGACGTGTTTAGTGACTAACGACAAATGACGAACCCTTAATCACTGAAAAAAATATGGACTTAGAACAGTGGAATGAATATCACCAAAATCAAACCGAGAAAGATGTATC